TGACAGCCGCAGCGCGCTTGTGCTTGGCTGGGCTGGTTGGGTGGGGTGTATCCGTGACGCTAAAATGATACTTGCGTGCGGTTCGCTAGACTGCTACACTGTCATAGACGGTTCAATCACGAAGCACCTAGAAAGGGGTGAACATGGAAAACAGGGCAAGCATCGGAAGGAGCATTGTAACAAGTCATTGTTACGGGCAGTGCGTCAATCCCGATACGGGAGAGTTCGAGGACTACAACGAAGATTTGCGAGGGTGCTATACACCCGAACGAGCCACTAGGCACATTCGAAAGCGCACGCAGGACAAGACCGTTACAATCAATCGAGTAGAGCAAGAGAAGCACTATTACAAACAGGACATCGAAACGTTCATCAAGCACGCAGAAAGGTACTAACATGACTGACCAGCACAACACCGAAACCGCTATTGTTTCCACCACGGCAACCGAACTCGCGAAGAACCCTAGCTTTGAGATTCCCGAGGGTTTCATCAACACGTTCGACCTAACGACCGATGAAGGCAAGTTTTCAGTCCTCGCAGCCCTCAACGGAGCCGAACCGCTCAACGAACACGTGGGAGAAGTCTTGCAGGTTTGCGACTGCATCACCGAACCAGGCATTCGCAAGGCTCGCGACAACCGTAGCGAAGATACTTCTTGCATCAACACTTATCTTGTCACCGTTGACGGCATGGCTTATTTCTCGCAGTCTGACGGCGTGGCTCGTTCAGTTCGTATGATTGCCGCGCTTTGGGGCGATTTCGGAAAGTCAACCGAACTCGGCTATCTCAACCTTTGTTGCATCGAGAAGAAGCTTGCAAACGGTAACACTATCAAGAACATCGTACCCGCGAATGCCTAGAGCTTCATAGCATCCACCTTGAACCCGCGTTTGCAACTTGGCTTGCGCGGGTTCTTTATTATCTGATTCGGAGGTGATTACATGGCAAGAGCGAAGCGCAAGAGCGACGAGGTATACAACGCTAGAAGGCGCGCAGCCCGCGCATTGGCAAAGCTTGAACGCCAAGCAGCGCAGGGTGCGTTCAAGACCGAAGGGCAGAAACGCGCCGTTTCCTCGCTCGCGCAACAGCTCGAAACGGCTATCGCAAAATCATACGCGAATCGACAAACGCGACAGTACAACAAAGACATCACACGCACGGTTTCAAACCTTCGTTCGACGGCTAACGTGATTCAAAGCGACAGAACGCAAGGCGCGACGTACAGGCAGAACAAGATATTCGAACGCAACTTGAACAACGCGACCATTAAAGACGGCTTTTCAAGCATCAGCAAGGCAGAAGCGAAAGTGTTTTACAGGCTCACACAGAACATTTGGCAGGGTAAGCCCTCCGAAATGCGAAACGAGCTTATACGAGCTCATTACGTAACGGAATCGCTAGAAGAAGCTTTCAACGCGGTGATGGGAACCGAACAGGCTCAGAACGCATTGGCGCAAGCGAACGCGAACGGGAAACCGATAGGGGTTACAGATGAAAACGAAGCTTTCTACAACGATACTACGGACACGGGCGAAGATTTTGGAAGCCCTGATTACATCAAAACAACGTCTCCTTTGGCGGTTTAGCGTGCCTGAAAGCAAACCGCGTAAGCACTACACAATCGCAGCCGCATACGACACCGAAACCACGAACGTAGGCGAAGGAGCGGAAACCCGCGCTTTTGTTTCGTGCTATATGGTGAACGACTTGCGCGGCGTTGATTTGGCTAATTACGTACAGGGACGCGATGATAACGTCAAGTTCTTTCGTCACGATTACGAAATGCACGACTATATAGACTTGCTCGTTTCATGGGGCGAGGAAAAGGGGCTTATACCCATAGTGTGCGCCTACAATCTCATGTTCGACATGCAAACGCTAATGTACGAGCTGAACAAAAGATACGACATGAAGGCTAACGCGCAAAGCAGCACGAACGTTTACACGCTCGACTTGGAGAAGGAAGGCGAAACGGTCCTTCGCTTCTGGGACACGTACCACCTCGAAATGCGAGGTCTTGCGGCTATGGGCGAGACGTGCGGGCTAGAGAAGGCAACGGGTGATTGGGATTACTCGCTTATTCGCACGCCCGAAACGCCCTTGACGGTTAACGAAGTCTACTACGCGACGCGAGACGTTCAGGTTATACCCGCATATCTTCGCTATCTGTTGCAAGCTAACGAGTGGATGAAGCAAAGCGATTTGGGTTTCCGAATCTTGACGAAGACATCTATAGTTAGGCAAATGGCAGCTAATCAGATAGGCAACCAGAAGATAACGAAGAGGAACGGCAAGCGCATGACGCTATCGTTCGCGTTCATGAAGCTATGCAAGAAGCAGCTACCGCGCACGTTCTCGCAATATGCATTGCGCAAGGCGTGTTTCCGTGGAGGGTTCACTTTCACGGCTGGGGTTGCGGCTTCGCGAGTGGTTAGCAACGTCGCGAGCCTTGACGTTACCAGCATGCACCACGCTTTCATAAACGGTCGCATGGTTCCCGTGCATTTCACGAAGGACTATCCGCGCGTTCTCGATTACTATTTCAATCAGGTTGTGAACACTGATTTGCAGACAGTTCTAGCAAGATATGAAAAACCGTTCGATTGCGCTTTCCATATGCGCGTAAGGTTCAAGAACATAAGGTTGAAGAAGGGCAGCGCGTTCGAAGCTTGGCAAATAGCGCTCATTCCTTCGGGAAAGTTCCGAATCAAACAGGGCGCGGGGGCTGAATACGGGCTTGACGAGCGGGCTCGGTTCGCAGAAGAGCAAACGCGCGTCGCTGGTTGGCATGATAGCGCGGTGAATCCCGTGTTCGCTTTCGGCAAACTGTACAGTGCCGACTATTGCACAATACATGTAAGCGAGCTCGAGTTATGGACAATCGCGCAGGTGTACGAATGGGACGGTTATGAATGCGTGCTAGGCGAAGGAACGGTTAAATGGATTGCACCGCCCGACTACGTGACGCTTCAAAGCAACGTGCTTTTCGAGATGAAGAACGACGCGAAGGTGATAAACAGGAACTACCATAAAGGCGAGAAATACCCGCTCGACATTCCCGCGACAATCCCCGACGGCATCAGGTTCGGGCTTGAAACTGGTTCGCTTGACGAAGGGTTCTTCGAGAGCTATTACAACTCGACCGTTAAGGGCATGTTCAACGGCATATACGGAACCATGGCGCAGGACGTTTACAAACCAGACTACGCGGTTTCTTCGGGCGAATTATACGTTGACAAAGATACGGCGGTTACAGCCGAAAGCTGGGAAGCGTCGCAACCGAGGAAATGCAAGGTTTTCTATAACTACGGCTTGCGCATCGTGGGCGGATCGCGTATGCACCTCGCTATAGCCATGGTTCTTCTTTATGAGAGGTTCGGGAGCAGGATAACCGTAACGGGAGGGGACACGGACAGCCTTAAAATACGATGCGATGAAGACGTTACCGATGCGCAGCTAATGGACGCGCTGAAACCGCTTCACGACGCTACAACGAAGGCGATAGACGCGACCATGCGAAGGGTTCGCGCCTACTTCCCCGAGCAGGCTTCTACGCTGGAAGGCATCGGGCTTTTCGACATCGAGGATTGCGGGAATTCGAAGCGCTGGAAGTATCATATGGAAGCATGGAACAAGGCGCGCGTATCGGTATCGCAAGACGGCAAGGTTCACGTGACTTGCGCGGGGCTTTCCCGACCGCTAAACAGCTACCATATAGAGACGTTCATAACGCAGTTGCTGGATGCTGGCATTCCCGCATACGAAGCGTTGCCGCAATCGCTTGGTTATAATGTTTTCGTGACGCACGACGTATGCCATGCCCTAGAGCATCGCAGACCGCTTGCAAGCGAGAAGTTCCACGCGCAAGTAACCGACTACATGGGGCAGACCTTCGAAGTCGATGCATACGAAGCGGTGGCGCTCTACGATGCAGGGCGGTATTTGGGCGATACGACGAAAAGGACGAACGCAGATAGCGTGAAGTACCTTCGCGAACACGGGCTAGACGTTGACGATACGGAACGGTTCGTTGAGGTGAAGGACGGTCACGCGGTATTGAAGAACGCGGAAGGGGTTATATATGACACAACCAGCGTGCTATAGCCTTGTATGCTACGTTTTCGACAAGGAAACGACGCTTTGGAAGCATCGTTATATCGTAGCCAACTGCACGCCCTACGACGTTGGGGTTAGGGCTATGGAGATAGTGAAGATGCTCGCGGAAGACAAGATCCCTTTGTTCAGCGTGAAAGGCTATCAGTATGCCTAAGTTCTACGATTGGAATAGCACGCTTTCGTACGACGCTGACGTTACCATGGTCGTAGGCGCGCGCGGAGTTGGCAAGACCTACGGGCTTCGGTGCCAGTTCGTGCGCGACTTCTTGAAGGACAGAAGCACGTTCGTTGAAGTCGTGCGCTACAAATCGGAGTTGCAGGGGGTTTCTAATGGATATTTCGACAGGATACAATCTAATAACGAATTTGAGGGGTATATCTTCAAGACGGACACGAAACGCGCTTACATCGCGCGTGAAGTCGAAGAAGGCTCGAATAGCAAACCCAAATGGGAAATAATCGGCTATTTCGTTGCACTTTCGCAGGCGCAGCAGATAAAGAAGCGAACGTTCGATCGCGTGAAGCGAATACTTTTCGATGAAGCCGTGTTAGACAAGAACGACCGATACCATCATTACCTGCCTAACGAGTTCGTGACGCTCGCGAACATCGTTGACACGGTGAGCCGCGAGCGCGCGGACGTTGAGAGTGTGAAGCCGCATCTTTACCTATTGGGCAACGCCCTCGACATCCTGAACCCGTACTTCGTCGTTTACGGCATAGGGACGAAGCCGAAAGAAGGCTATTCGTGGCACGCGTCTAAGACGATGCTTCTTCATTACGTGAAGGATGAAGCGTATTCAGCCGCGAAGCTCGCCGACACCGTAGCGGGAAGGATGCTCGGAACATCGCCCGATGGGCTGATTGCCGCGCGCAACGAGTTCGTGCGGCAATCGTCCGACTTCGTGGCGCAGAAGCCGAGCCGCGCGAAGTTCGCTTTCGGCATCGCCCACGACGGCAACGATTTCGGCATATGGCTAGACGCGACGGAAGGTTACTACTACGTCACCGACAAGATACCGAAGAACACGAACGGCAAGCCCGTTTTCGCGCTGACGGCGAGCGACAACAAGGTAAACTATATCGCGGCGCGCAAAGCCGAACGCGCCTTGAAGGGCTTCACCGAGCTTTACTATCTGGGAATCGTGCGCTATCAAAGCGCGGTTATACGCGATAAGTTCATTGACGCGCTGGCGCTTTTCGGTGTAAGATAGCCGAAGCATGGGACGCTATAGACTTACAGGTGAGTAGCGCGTCGATAGATGGATTAAGCCCTGATTGATTTCAGCCGTCCGCGCGGTGGGTTGGCTCCCACTTTCAACTTGTGCTATAGTTACGTTCTATGCTATGCTTTGCCCCGAAGGGTTTCAATGAAACACCCTTCGGGGCTTTTCGTATCCACGTGAAGGAGGTTAGAAATGGACGAAGAGACTATGAACGAAGAGCAGGAAACCACGCAGGATAACGAGGAAATGACCAGCGAGGAAGAACACCGTTACAACGAGTTCGAGGACTTGGCTAACCGCCTTGACCGCATCGAAGGGCTTGTTACCGACGTTCTGGCACGTTGCGACAGCATCCGCGACAGCATCGGCAATTTCGTCGAAATTGGCGCGGTGGTTCGCGACGAGGCCGGCGCGGAAGATGCAATCGACGAAGCACTAGACGCGCTCGAGGACTTCACTGCAATCGAAGATTTGGACTTGACCCTTTAAGGAGGTTAGAACATGGCTACGGACAACCATACCATTCTGGTTAAAAGCTATCTCGCTGCTACGAACGACTACCAGCAGCGTATCCCCGACCCCACGCAGTCTAGCATTTCGCAGACCGTGAAGGCGCTTTTCGCGCCCATGAACCAGCGCTATTTCAATCAGTTCATGGACATTCTCGTTAACCGCATCGCCTTCACCTACGTTCACGGTAAGCGTTGGGATAATCCCCTTGCTGTATTCAAGGGGCAGAAAATCAACTACGGTTCGACCATTCAGGAAATTGCACCGAAGTGGATTAAGGCTCACGCGTACGAGGACGATACCGAAACGCTCTTGAAGCTGCATCGACCCGAAGCCGAAGCGTGGTATCATTCGCAGAACCGCCGCGACCGCTACCCGATTTCGATTTCCTACGACGAGCTGCGCACCGCTTTCACCGACGATTACGGTCTGAACAACCTTATCGCGCAAATCATGGACACCCCCATCAATTCGGACAACTACGACGAGTATCGAATCATGGTTCAGCTCATCGCCGAATACGAAAGCAAATGGGGATTCTTCAAACACCATCTTTCGGCGGTTCCGAGCAACGAAGAGACTGGCAAGGAGTTCTTGACCGCTATCCGCGCATACGCTGGAAAGCTCAAGTTCCCGAGCGCGCTTTACAACGGCGGCACCGTTGATATTCCCGTGTTCGCGCAGCCTAACGAGCTTGTTCTCATGATTACGCCCGACGCTCAGGCTTCGCTCGACGTGAACACCCTCGCTAGCGTGTTCCAGCTCGACAAGGCGGACATCAAATACCGTACCATCATCGTTGACGAGTTCCCCATCCCCGACGCGGTAGCGCTGCTCACCACCGAAGATTTCTTCGTGTGCCATGACACCGTTTACACGAACACGAGCTTCTGGAACCCTGAAACGCTCGTGACGAACTACTACTTGCAGCACTGGGGGATCTACAGCGTTTCGCCGTTCGTCCCCGCTATCCTGTTCACCACGGGCGAAGGCTCGACCGTTAACAAGATTACGCAGGAGGTAACGGGCTTGCAGCTCACCGCAAACCCGACAACCGTACCGCGCGGTGGTGAAACGGAGCTTACCGTTACGCTTCAAGGCAGCATCTCGCCTACAAGCGAAGTTATCAAGGTAGCGCCGAACGCCGCGACCTTCGAGCTTACCGCGACCGACGGGCAGGAAGAGCCAACGGCAGTTGACTTGAAGGGAACCACCTACGTAGACGAATACGGCGTTCTTCACGTCGGAAAGGGCGAGAAGGCGGGAACCGTAATCACCGTTACGGCAACCAGCACTTACACCAACCCGAGCGGCGCGACCACGCCGCAGACGGCTACCGCGACCGTTTCTGTTTCCTAGCTTTTTCGGTTTCGGTTTCGGTTATTATTACAGATGGGGTAAGGTTCGCGCGGAAGCCTTGCCCCTTACTTTTTAGAAAAGAGAAGTGATTGCATGGGAAGATTCCCGCATTTGGACGACACGCAGTTTCCCGATCTGGATAGCGTTGACGTGTACCGCTATCAAAACACGTTCGATTACAACCGTTGGGAAGCGAACGCCAAGATTCGCCTTGTGAACGTGCTTTTCAATTCGGATTATCAAGACGTTGTGAAGTTCGACACCGACGCGGAACGCGATGATTACTTCGATTCGCTGAAAGGCTATTCGCAGACGCTCACGACCGCGTTTCAGGCTGCACCGAACGATACCGTAAAACTTCCCATTCCCTACGGCGTAATGGTTCGCTACAACTATCTGTACATCGATTTGCCCATGTACACGAGCGAAGCGCAGCCGATTGACTACGAGGACGAGCGACGAATCAGGCGTTATTACTATTTCATCGAGAACGTGCGACAGCTCGCGCCTTCGACGTGCGAAGTTACCATTGCGCTAGACCAGTGGACTACCTACATCAACGAAGTAGATATTACCTTCATGATGCTTGAGCGCGGGCATGCGCCTATGAAGTCTATCAGCGTGGAAGACTATCTAAGCAACCCGATAGCTAACAGCCGCTACCTTCTCGCAGCCGATTACAGCTATTCGAGCGAAAGCATTGTTTCCGATTCGCGTTTCGTGCCGTTCGGAAACGGCAAGAAGTACGTTCTTATCGCGAGCACGGCTAGCGCTGGACTTCTTGCCAATTTCGGGGAAGCTACGGACGCGCAGCCGACGAGCGCAGCGACGTACAGCGATGCGGGAGGGCGAGACGGCTACCAGATGAACGTAAACGGCTACGTGTTCGGGCAAGGCGGATTGGACTTCTCGGAATGCGCGCTTCAAACAGACCCTTACGCATCGCAGAACGATATAGTACCTAACAATGTAATCGTGTACGCAATCGAAGCGGATAAGGTTAACGACCTTTTCACTGCGCTTGCTATCCGCGTTCCTCACTTCATGCGGACGGTTCAAGGTTTGTTCATGCTATCCGATGATATGTTCGAGCTTAACAACCCGTACCAACTCGCAGGCTTCACGGTGTACAGCGTTCGACCGTTAAACGGGACGCGCGAATACATCAATCTCGATAGGGATATGTTCGGCTTCCCGAAGGAATACGCGGACATCGCGAAGCTTTACACGTACCCGTATTCATACGTCGAAGTCACCGACAACAACGGGAACACTTTCGATATGAGGATAGAGCAGAGCGGAAACGTGGCGCTTCATCAAAGTGTTTCGCTCGCTTTTCCGTATTTGAAAGTTCAGGCGTTTCTAACGGGCGTTAACGGCGAAAGCTACGATACATATATATGGACTAACCTAACGGGAACGACAGCAAGCCGCCAAATGTGGGGCGATGATTTCTCTAGCTTCCTAGTTAACTGGGACATTCCCGTTTACGCCTGCTATACGCGCGGTTGGGACGATTACAGGCTCGCGAACTGGGCGCAGAACCAACTAACGAGAGAGAACGCCATAACCGCATACCAGAACGCGGCACGTTCCGCGAACACGGGCTATGAGAACGCGGTCGATTCGGCTGAAACTGGATACGCCAACGCCGTCCGTTCGGCTAACACTGGAAAGGCGAACGCCGATGCGAGCGCTAACACAAGCGTCGCGAACACGCAGAACAGCAGCAGCAACAGCGTTACCAACACGGCTATAGCGGTAGCCGCTAGCACTGCGACCGTCGCCCGCTCGAATCAGGCTAGCACGGAGATAACCAACATAGGCAACAGCACTTCGCAAGCGGCGCAGGCGTACGATGCTGGATTACAACGAGGTGTTCAGGAAGCCGATGCGCAGAGCGTAGCGGCTACAACTCTCACCAACGCTATAGGCGGGCTCGCGGGCTCAATCGCTTCTGGAGCAATGAGCGGCGGAATCGCTGGGGCGGTTACTGGATTGGTAAGCGGCGCTATTTCGGGCGTTACGTCTGGCGTTAACGCGGCGGTGATGCTCAACGCCCAAAGCACAAAAGTAGAGTTGTCAATCTCGAACAGCCAAGACAAGACCACTTCGCAGAACAACAGCAACACTAGCGTGAACAGCGAAAGCAACAGCGCGCAGACCGACAACAACGCCACGCAATCGGAAGCAGTCACGCAGCAAACGGCGAACAGCGCGCAGACCGCGAACACGAACGCTTCTAACAGCGCGAACACGGCGAAAGCCAACGCGACGCGCACGCAATCGACCGCGATAAGCAACGCAGACGCGACGCGCGACACGACCGAATCGAACGCCGATTACTCGCGCGACACGTCGATAGAGAACGCGAAACAGGGGATGGCGGTAGCGCAGCGGACGGCTACGCGCACGTACCAGACGCACCAGAACGACGCGCCAATTCAGCGCGGAACCTATTCGGGAGATGCGACGCTGGACTTGTTCGAACGTCGCGGAATTCAATTCAAGGTTCGCACGCAACGCGAATGCGACATCGCGCAGGCGGGCGATATGATGCTAAGATTCGGATACGCGCTCAACCAGAATTGGGACGTTGAAGCAAGCGGCTTGAAGATTATGAAGCACTTCACGTATTGGAAGGCGCAAGACGTTTGGGTAAACAACGGATCTGGCGTTACAAATACGGCGCAATACGCCATTCAAAACATATTGGAAAGGGGCGTTACCGTTTGGAACGACCCCGACGAAATCGGAAAGGTGGGAATATATGGAAACCTATAACGAGGAAGCGAAGCCGCGCCCGATAGAAGAGCTTTTGAAGCTCGACACGTTCCAAGGAATGAGCGACGTAGAGATTGCAACGCTAGTTGAGTACCAGAAGGATATAGCGCTCAAAGATGCGGAATTTAAACAGAAGATGGACGCTATAGCGAGGAGAGGCGAAGCGGAAGCGAAGGCGTACGGAGAAATCGCCGACCACGCAAATGAGAAACTTGACGAGCTTATAGCCGCACCGCTAGCGCTCAACGTCATAGAGGAAAGCGAGGTATAGGATGGGACGCAGAAGGAACAAGCGGAACCAACCGCTTATGTACGATACCGAAATGTATTGGCAAAGCGCGGGTTACAACAACCGACTTTTCACCATGTACCGAAACCAGATTATCGCAATGGCTTTGAACCGCTTCAAGTGGGTTGGTCTTCCAAAGACATGCAACGAACGATACCTTGAATACACGCTTCTTTTTCAGGGGCTTGCTACAATCGCATTTCCTCGAATGCAACGCGGTATATTCTACAGCACGCAGGTAGCGCAGATGAGCGCGCCGAACATCTACGACAACCCCGTGCGTTGGCAGAGCATCGGAAACAACGGTTGGCGCTTCTCATGCACGGCGAAGAACGGCGTTATCGTATGGGACAACAAGATGCGTTTTCCCATCATGGAGCGCATCGACCTTTGGGCGCGCGAGCTTGTGGACGTTACGCGAACGAAGCAGATTAACAGAATGCACCAGAAAACACCGTTCATCATAAAGTGCCTGCAGGAGCAGGAGCAGCAAGCCGCGAACCTGTTCAAACAGATTGCGGGGTTCGAACCCGCAATCATAACCACGACGGGCGTAGAGAGCATCGACGTTGACGCTATCAAGACCGACGTTCCGTTTCTGGGCGCGGAGCTGACGGCGGAGGAAGTTAACGTTTGGAACCGCATCTATCAGTCATTGGGTATCCCGAACCTTACTTTCAAGGGCGAACGAATGATTCAAGATGAGGTGCAGACGCAGAGCGAGCCGACGAGCCTTATAGCGCTTGACTCGCTCACATGCAGGCGCGAAGCATGCGACATCCTGAACTACAGGTTCTCGCAGTATCTTGACGAACCTATACGCGTGGTTTGGAGACAGGACAATGAAAGCGATAATTACAACTTCGCTCACTCGATAACGAACCAGCTTTCGGCTATCGACACGACCATGAAACTTGAAGGGAGTGAATAGCATGGCAGCCGATATACCCCCGTTCGATGAAAGGGACGATTGCAGCTGCGACGATTGGCACGCGGTTTTCACCGTGCAGCTTGGGGAGCTTATAACCGGCGGCGTTATAGACTTCTCAACGCCCGAATGGGACTTCGATAGTTTCAACGATGAGCAGCGGAATAGGCTATACCAGAAGATAGAAGCACGTTTCTTCTGGCGAGAAATCGGCGTTCTTCCCGTGCTTCGCTGGCGCATGGAATTGTTGCGAAAGCTGAACGAGATAATGCCGAAATACAAGTATCTTTATCAGGCTATCGAAGACGGCGTTTCGCCGTTCCAAATCGAAGACGAGTTCGGAAAGTCTAGGCAAATCTTCTCCGACTTCCCCGAAACGATGCTAGGCGATAACCAAGACTACGCGAGCAACGGAAACGATAGGGAGTTCGAGACGATACGGAACGGCAACTACTTAGACGTTGCGGAAAACCTAGACAAACGCTATAACGACGTTGACGTTATGATTCTGAATCAGCTAGAATCTTGCTTTTCGTGCCTTCTTACTGTTAACATGAACGCGTATTAGACTAAGGAGGTGAAACGATGGGAAAGAACAGAACTAGCGCGCTACCTCCTTACTGGGGATATACGCAGTACACGCCCGTTATCCCCAAATTCTATTGGGACGTGTACAGCCAAGAGCAGCGAATCAAACATCTTTGCGAGGAATACGACCGACTGGCACACTACGCTTCGATGCTAGCGGAGGAAATAAACGCTATCGAAGCGGTAACGCCCGAAGAGCTGCAAGCCGTTATCGATTACTTCAACGTGCAGCTTGCGGCATTGAAGAAGCTAATCGAGCAATTGAAAGCTGGAACGCTGCAATGGGACGTTCAGCACGGCGATTACCGCGACACGGTGGAAGCCCAACGCGACATGTTCAACGACATCACCGTTCACAGCATGACGATTGCGGAGTTCAACGCGCTTGATTTGACGGTCGAAACACTTGCAGATTGCGGGCTGAATTGCCGAGGGCTCGCGGTGTTGAGTCATTGGCTCGTCGACCCGTTCGACATTTCGAACATCTACAAAGCCTAGAAAGGAGCTTTACATCATGGCAACAGAATACACCCAGTATTACAATCTCGATTTGTATACGGACAGCGACAAACCGAACCTTCGAGACCAGTACAACGCCGCGATGCGCAAGGTCGATACGCAGCTTCACACATCTAACGACAATATAACCGTTGCAATCGAAGCGGCGAATCAGGCTAAAACGGCAGCGGACGAAGCGAAGGCAGCAGCCGAGGGCGTACAGACCAACATCGACGCGGAAGCGACCACGCGAGAGCAGGCGGATACCGAGCTAGACGGCAAAATCACAGCGGAAGAGACCGCGCGTGCAAACGCGGTTTCAGCGGAAGCGACCGCGCGAGAGCAGGCGGATACCGAGCTAGACGGAAAAATCACCGCAGAAGCGACGGCGCGAACCGATGCGGATAGCGCGCTTGACGTGCGCATCGACAACGAAGTCACTGCGAGGGCTAACGCCGATACAGCTTTGAGCGGTAGAATCGACGCTTTGGAGCCGCTTACGACCAAGACGAAATACTACAGTCATAGGATGGTAGTAATCGGTGACAGCTACGCATACGGAACGGGTGCGAGCGACCACGGCGGAGCCGAACAGCTCCGTTTCTCCACGCGCCTTGCGAATATGCTAGGTGCCGTAGAAGTAAACGTTGCGGTAGGTTCTACGGGTTTCTGCGACCCTGGTTCAGGCGGGCAGAACTCGCCGTTTCCCACGCAGGTATCGAAGGCAGCGGCACAGCTCAACGCAGCGCAGCGCAACGATGTTAGGCTTGTGCTTATCGCGGGCGGAATCAACGACGAAGGCGAGGGAACCACTTACAGCAGCGCGCAGATGGAAACGGCAGCTAAAAACACTTGCACTGCTGCAAAGGCTTCTTTCCCGAACGCAGACATCGTGGTGTTTCCGATGCTCTGGAACGGGCAGGGTTGGCAGTACCACGCGTTCAACTTCGAAACCGCAATCGTGCGCGGCGTTATGGCTTCCAGTTGCGGCGTAGCCGTGCAAGGTTGTTGGACGTGGAACTTCGGACAAGCTAGCGCTTACGCAAGCGACAACCTGCACCCGAACGACACGGGACACCTAGCGTTCGCTAACCGTATGTTCGAAAGTCTTACGCAGGGCGGGACGATGAACTACCAGAACGCTTTGTTCATCCCGACAATTCAAGGTGGCTCTACCATTAACAGGACTTACGGAGTGTTCCAGAACGGCGTTATCCAGTGCGGCGGTATGGTTGTCGGAAATTCGGGAGAAAGTATCAGCGGAAATACGCAAATCGGCACCGTTCCAGTTGGAATGTACCCCGAACAGAACGTGTACGTTCCCATCTTCAAAAGCAACCAGCTTGCGGGCATGTTCTGCATCACACAATCGGGCAATGTATACATCAACCCGCAAACGACCGTTACCGCGCCCGTTTACGTCGCACCCTTCAACTACGTGCCTTACGGCGGTACTTTGAACTAGCATCATGGCGCGCAAGCGTAGGGGCTTGCGCGCTTTTCTATTAGAAAGGGCTATATCATGGGTAAAATCGAAAAAATGGTTCAGTACGTGAAAGACACTTGCGCCGATGATTCGGTGGGCTATTCGCAGGTTCGCAGGTGGAGAAACCCCGACGTAGATTGCTCGTCGTTCATGTACCTTGCAGCTAACGCAGCGGGCTACAACGTTCCCACGGGATACGGATACACGGGAACTATGCTAGCGGACTTCAAGAAAGCAGGCTTCACAGCCGTTAAGTTCGACGGAAACCTTAACGACCTAGACGCGGGCGACATCCTTCTTAAAGTTGAGAACCATAACGAAATGTATATCGGCAACGGCAAGTTCGGAGGTGCGCATATCGACGAGAACGGAGGTATCGCGGGCGCTAGCGGAGGTGACCAGACGGGTAACGAAGTCAGCATCGTGAACGCATACGTGTACAGCGGTGGTTGGGACTACGTTCTTATTCCCCCTAAAGAAAGCGGAAGCAACGGAAGCAGCGGAAGCACCGACCTTGACACAGTTGCGCGTCAGGTAATCAGCGGCGATTGGGGCAACGGTTCAGACCGCAAGAGCCGACTTGAAAGCGCGGGTTACGATTACAACGCGGTCCAAGCTCGCGTGAATGCCATTCTAAACGGTTCCGCATCTTCGGGTTCTTCTGGGAAGTCTATAGACCAGTTGGCGAAAGAGGTTATCAACGGCGATTGGGGCAACGGAACCACGAGGAAGAACGCGCTGGAAGGCGCGGGCTACGATTACGACGCGGTGCAGAAGCGCGTTAACGAGATGATGGGATAGGTGCAAGGAGTGTTTGGCATGATTAACGATTTCATTGTAGAGCATTGGTGTATCATCGTTGCCCTTGTGTTCATCGCGTTCGACATCCTGACGGGCGTAATCAAAGCAGCGAAGAACGGCGAGCTTTCAAGCAAAGTAGCTCGTCAAGGACTGTTCAACAAAACGGGGTTCGTTCTTGTAATCGTCTTCGGTTGCCTTTGCGAGTACGGTTCTAACTTGGTTGATTTCGGTTTCGAAGTTCCCTTGATTCTACCGACTTGCATCTATATCGTTATGCTTGAAGTGCTTTCAATCATCGAGAACCTTTGCGACATTTCGCCCGACCTTGCAAAGTATCTAGGCAAGTTCATTTCGACAGAAGGAAAATAACCGCAACGAAAACGCTTTATAGATTCATAACGGTTATGATATAGTTATAGACGCGTGGAATATTCCGCGCGTCTATTCGTTTGGAGGTATTTATAATTAAAGAGTACGGCG